CAGAATTTGCACACAAATCGATTTTTTCATTTTTTTCTGTTTTTTACTCCCAATATTTTGTTTCATCCGGTTCGATCTTTTTATATCTTTTTTTATCGTTTTTCGATAAATATGTAACCCCTAAAATCGGCTACCAAAGTGTAAATATTTTTTGAGAAAGAGGGCCTATTTTGCGGTATAAGATGACCCGATTCATCTTATACTCATCTTGTACTCATCTTATACCGAAACGTTTCGCTTTGATTAGATCAAAAATTCTTGCGGTGTAAGATGAAGGCCAAAAGTATAAGATGAGTACAAGATGAATTGAATCATCTTCAACCGCTTCAAACGTAGTGATTGCAGGCGTTTCCAGCCTTACGGTATAAGATGACAAGATGGATCTCACTTCTTATATATAGCCGGTTGAAAAATATGAAAAATACTATTTTTTGCCTGATTTCGGAGTAAAAAAGTAGAAATATATAAGAATAAGGAAATCATCTTGTCATCTTATACCGCTACTGTACAATGTATAGTAGTGAACCGGGGTTGAAGAATTAAAATTTTCGGGCCGATTTTTTAACTCGTCAGATCGAATTAAAATCGAGTTAAATTGTTCCGGTATTGAGAATTGATTTTTGGCGATGTATAATTGAGATGAATAAATCTGTGGATGTGAGATGACTATATGGGCAGACGTGGAAAATACGAAACACACATTAAACCGCACTTGAATGAAATCAAGGATCTGGTTCGTATCATGAACGAAGCAGATATTGCTGACAAGTTTGGAATCGCTATTTCGTCTTGGGAAAATTACAAGAGAGATCATTCTGAATTTAGAGAAGCGTTACTCGGCGGCAGAGAGATCCTTATCGAAGAACTGCGTGATACGATGAAGATGAAGGCCAGAGGTTATTACTATGATGAGACCAAGACAAAGACCCGTATTACAGATGATGGCCAAGAGATCACTTACAAGGAGACATATCATAAGTACGCACAACCGGACACTGGTGCTATTCATCTGTTACTGAAGAATCTGGACAAGAGCTGGCGTAATGACGATCAGGAAACTATGGACCTGAAACGTGAACAGTTAGAGCTGAAGAAAAAACAAGCAGAGGAAAGTGAGTGGAAAGGCGTATGAGTAAAACAAACATTGGACTTGCAGATTTTATGGAGCATTGTGCGGATGTTCATCGTCCGTATATCTATGGAACGTTCGGTCTCGTTCTGACCGAACAGATCCTTATGGAGAAAGCCGCATCTTATCCTAAGTATTTATCACCTGAGCGTGTTGCATATGCGAAGAAACATTACATTGGTAAGCGTACAGATGACTGCAACGGTGGCCCAAAAAATTACATCTGGCTCCCGGATGGTGCTGACTTTGATTCTGATCCGGTGTATAATAGTAAGCAAGACCTGAGTGCAGATGCTACGTTTGAGAAGGCTAAAGTCAAGGGCAAGATTGATACTATTCCTGATGTACGTGGTATCTGCGTTCGGTATCCCGGTCATACTGGCGTGTACGTGGGCAAAGGGATTGTTTGCGAATTTCGTGGATTTGATTACGGTTGCGTTCGTACAAAATTATCAGAACGTAAGTGGACGGACTGGTATCAGAATCCGTTCATTGAGTACGTAGAGGAGGAACCTAGCATGGATATGTGTAGTATTGATCTTCCGGTTATTCGCAAAGGAATGAAGTGTAAAGAGGTTGGAGCGGTTCAGGCATTACTGAACCTGAGAGGATACGAAGTTGACGTTGATAATAGTGACGGTCCACAGACGGACGGTGCAATCAGACAGTTCCAATCTGATGTTTACCCGGAATGTGGTGAAGCAGATGGCGTTTGCGGAACAATGACTTGGACAAAGCTGATTCGAGGTTGAGTATGTGGGTTGAGTTTGTAAGAATCACATATGAGATCACGCTTCCGATCTTACTTGGATATGCCGTATATTACATGAAGGCAAACAAGTCTGATCGGAAGGCAAATGCTACCGGCCTGATGCTTTTGCTTCGGGTCCAGCTTATCGAATATCATGATAAGTACATGAAGCTTGGTGAGATCCCGTCATATGTGTATGATAATTTCTGTGAGATGTATGAGTCATATCATGCTCTCGGTGGTAATGGGATGATTACGAAGATGTTTGAAGAAGTGAAAGAACTTCATATAAAGACGAAAGGATAACCGGTATGGCACACGAAGCACCTCAGAGCAGAAATGAAGCGATCCTACAAAATATATTGGGCGAGCATAATGAGCTTGAACCGGCCCAGAGTCGTGTTGAAGCGATCCTGCTCGCTATTTTGAATGGTGGAGATATTGGTGAGCCGTATACGGATCCTCCGAGATGCGAGATTGAGGAATTGCTGGTAGCAATCAAGAACGGAGATGACGTTGATATTGAACCTACTAGCCGGAATGGTAAGATCCTACTAGCCAAGATCCGGCATGAAGGTTATACTGAAGAGGCACAGAGTCGTATTGAAGCTTTGTTGATTGAGTGGTTAGGAGTTGATGAAGATGCTGAGTAAGTTTAAGTCGAAGAAGTTCTGGGAAGCGGCTGGGATCCGAGCGTTAAAGACATTTTGCCAGACGTTTGCATCCACGATCGGTACTACTGCCGTTCTGTTGTCTGATGTGAATTGGAAAGTAGTATTGAGTGCGTCTGCTCTGGCTGGAATTTTATCACTTGCTACGAGCATCGGATTTGGCATTCCGGAGGTGGAGAATGAGTAATTATAATTTGGCCGTTGGCATCACGATGGATGATCGTAATATAGGATGTAGTATCCCGGATGATACTGTTGTGGTTGCATCGTCTGTTATTGCGAAGTCATCTGATACAAACTACATCGCTGAAGAGATCGTGGATGGTGTGAGCAGAGGATACGCACACTATATTGATTCTGACGGAAACGAAGTTACAAATATCTTCTATTTATTTGACGGAAATACTACAACTACTAATGTTGAGCAGTTCCATATCGGCAAAGGATTTGGGGTTATTACCGAAGTAAATCCGGATGCAACTTTGTATGAATATCTTACTCGGCATGGTAACGAGAAGTATTTTGTTGTCTCTGAGGATTTTTCGAAACAAGAAAGTATGGGTAAAGACCAGATCCGATCTGAGATTGAAAATAGTGTAGAGAGTTATTGTGTTCCGGTTGGAAGTGTATTCGGATATGATAATGAAGGAGCTATTCCTCCGGGATTTGAAGAGATTCCGATTGCTGACGATGATATGAGGTACTAATGTATGGCAGATCAGGTTAGTCCAAATTTAAGATTGTATAAGATTGAACAGTTGACACGTATTGCAGATGCACTCAGATATAAATTAGGTACATCTGATACGTTTACTGTTGATGAAATGGGTGAAACTATCGAGAACATGGATATTGCCACTGACATCATGGCATTGGTGGCCAGTGGAGATGCATTCGATTTTGACGATGCAACTATTAAGACAAAGAGTTCTGCGATTCCGGCCCATATGTTTCGAGGATGTCAGGGCATTCGTAAAATTGATAAGCATGATATTCTTGAGATTGGCAGTTATGCGTTTACCGGCAGTAAGGTAAACCGCATAAATCTGCCTGATTGTTTTACGATCGGTAGCTACGCTTTCGATACGTGTACTAGTCTTAGGAACACAACTCTTAATATTCCTAAGTGTACTAGCATTGGCGATTATGCGTTTAATAACTGTCGGTGTGACAGTAGTTCGTATACCTTTGATTTTTCTAAAGTAGAGAGTATTGGAGCAAATGCTTTTTATGAAGCTGGGTTTTTCAAGAGCGTTAGCGATGTGAATTTACCGGAATGTACTAGTATTAGTAATGCCGCATTTGGCACATATTATGATACATACCGGGTTGCCGTGACTAATTTTAATTTGCCTAAAATTGTTACGCTAGGGAATCAAGTGTTTAGAGGTTCGAGAATAACGAATTTGATTTTAGGTGAAAACATTACCACTATGGGTACGTATGTATTCCAAAATGCAAGTATTACGAATTTGTATGTATACGCTACTACACCGCCTACCGTTGGATCATTTGAGGGAACTCTGACACATATTTATGTTCCGGCCGAAAGTGTAGATACATATAAGGCGGCTAGTAAGTGGAGTGCATTTGCAAGTAGAATTGAAGCTATTCCTGAAGCATAAAGGAGGTTGATGTATGAGATACATGAAGAAGATCGGCGTAACGCCGATCAACGTTGATGGCGGTAAGATCGTAGATTCGTTGAATACCACGGACGATCATGCTACTAATGCACCAAGTATTAGAGTGCTTGAAGAGAGTGTGGGTAGTGTTAAGAATAATATCAGTGCTGGATTTATTCAGGCTACATCTCAGTCTGATTGTGAGACAAAGTTTCAGGACATTTTTGATTCGATGCAGAATAATGAGGTCCGTGTATATGATTTCTATGCTAACTATGAGAATACTATCTGGGGTGGTGTAAGTCATCAGCCGGTAACGGTTGAGAGATTTAATTCTACACATTTCCGTGTAGTTGGTATGTCGAGTTTTACTGACGGAATCTATAACATCGTTTCTCCGGAAACAACTCTTAGCTGGAAGTGGAAGGTGTTGCCTAAAGTTGACAACAATCTTCTGTTCGGTGGATTGATCGCTGAAATGTATGCTAATTATCCGGTATGGCAAGTAACTAAATTGTCTGGTGGTGGAAGCTATTACTTTGCAGAGACGGTTGGATTTAATGTGACTGGTGTTTTTACTGGCAGATTAAAGAGTGCGTCTTTTACTGCCCCAGATGCTTTCAAGAGTAGCACCAACTTAAATCCTAATTATACATATACGCTTAGTGTTTTGTATGCTATTCATAATGGTGATCTTCATTCTGCAACTAAAAAGAAAGCGGTCCTTAAAGGTATTCGTAATGACAGTTCTTCGGCCGGACTTGTTGTTGCTAATGAGTCTGGTACTAAGATCACAATCTATGCCCTGAATAATAATGTTGAGTTTATGATTGAGAAAACTCAGGCAAATGTACTTACTATTATTGGTGTTAAGCTGGAGCTTGGCGATGTTGACAGTCCATTTTTACTTTGCGACAAAGATAATGGAATTACTTATCAGGCACTTGTTTGTGCTGATCGTGTGGCTACTGCAAAATGTAACACTTTATACGGTGGTATTGTTGATGGGCTGATTAAGACTAGGGTGGTGTCTATTAGTAGTTTTACTGTTGAGGCCGGTGGATCTGAGGTTGTTCAAGTAAGTGGTAGTATGGCTGAGTATAATTTACTTGGCGTAATCTCTGTGAATACTGGTATAGCTGGAATTGGAGTTGGATCTTTTGGAGTAAGCGGCAATAGGGCGAATTTTGTTTTCTATAATCTGACAAATAGTTCTATTACTGTCAATTCTTGTTCTGTTACGTTGTTATATGTGAAGGTGAGCTAATGTATACTCTCGGTACATTTTACAAATCTAAAGCTTGGGAGAAGTTTGTGGCTTCTCTCAAGCTGGAACGTGTAAATGCCGATGGAGATTTGATCTGTGAGCATTGTGGTAAACCGATCGTGAAAAAGTATGACTGTATTGGTCATCATAAGATAGAGCTAACGGAAGCTAATGTGAATAATCCGGAAATAGCGTTTAATCCAGAGAATGTTGTACTAATTCACTTTCGGTGCCACAACCTCATACATCAACGATTTGAAGGTTTTTCGCAAAAGGTGTTTCTTGTTTATGGGCCGCCTTGTGCCGGAAAGACTTCTTGGGTTCAAGATGTTGCCAATCGTGATGATCTGATTCTGGATTTGGACAGAATTTGGGAATGTGTTTGTTTTTCTGACAGATACAATAAACCGAATCGTTTGAAGGCGAATGTGTTTGGGATCCGGGATACCATTATAGATCAGATAAAAACTAGAAACGGTATGTGGCGTAATGCTTATGTTATTGGCGGTTATCCACTTGCCAGTGATAGAGACCGTCTATGTGATCTTCTTAGTGCCAGACCGGTATTTATTGATACGGATGAAGAAACTTGTATCAAGAGAGCGAAGTCTGAATCGTGGAAAGACTACATATATGATTGGTTCGATACGTATACGGAGTGATTACTTATGTGTGAAGAAAAGGAAGAGCTTACAAGAAGGGAAAAACTGGACCGTATATTTGAAGGTGTTGACGAAAGTGAACGAGAACTTGTGGATAAGTTGCTTGATGAGGTAGTGTTCTTGGAAGAGCAGATGATCTCTCTTAGAGAATTACCGTTCGTTTGCATAAATCCTAATAATCCAGCACTTCAAAAAACTACTCCTGCGGCGAAACTCTATAAAGAGTGTACGCAGTCATATTTCAATGCGATCCGAATTTTACTCAATACTTTAAGAAAAGTCGAGTCCTCTGCCCAGAATGAATTGCTCAAAAAGTTGGAGGAGTTTACATGACATATCTTGAAGAATATTGGGACTTGATCCGGCATAATGACATTGTTGTTGGGTATTGGATCAGGAAGGAAGTTGAGAATTTAATTCACGACTTGCAGGATCCCCAATATAACTATGATGTCACATATGCTCATAAACGAATCAAGTTTATGCAGACAATGTGTCTCCAGTCTAAACAACCATATTATATGAAACCGGTTGAGCTTATGCCGTGGCAGTTGGCTTGGTGGGAATCTGTTTATGGGTTTTCAATGGAAGATACCGGCCTACGTAGATTCATTGAAGGATTACTTGAGGTTGGCCGTAAGAACGGTAAATCAACTATGTTTGCGGCAGATGGTAATACGGACTTGTTTATCGGAGAAGGCGGTTCGGATATTTGTTGTGCGTCTAATGATGACCGTCAGGCTAAACTGATCTGGAGAGAGATCGGTGGTATGAGGCAAAGACTGGACCCGAAAAAATCAATCACTGGCCAGAATCTTGTTGAGATCACAAATAAGCTCCGTAATATAACAATCTTCCGTCTAAGCTCAAAGACCCAGAACAAAGATGGTTTCAATATTAGTAAGACATACTTGGATGAGTCTCACGATATTTCAGAAGAGAATGCTCAGTCTGAGATTGCGGAAGCTTGCTGGAGAGGTATGTCATCAAAGGATGAACCGTTGTTCCTGAATTGTACTACTCAGGGTTTTAACCGAGACTGTTATCTTGACCATAAGATTTCTTATGCGAAGAGTGTAATTAAAGGTGAGATAGATGATCCGAGATTTATTGCGTTTTTGTATGAGCAAGATAGTGAGCAAGAAATCTGGCAGGATTCGGCATCGTGGGAGAAATCTAATCCATCTATCCGGTATGGTGTGAAGAAGATCTCTAAGCTGAAGCGAGATGTTGAACACGCTAAGATCGATAAGGCCACAAGAATCCATATGCTTACTAAGGATTTTGATATGCCGCAAGCCAACGGACAGAGCTGGCTTATGCTTGAGGACTATGATTATCCGCAGGAAGTTTATGATCTTGAAGATTTTAGAGGATCTATGATTCTTGGTGCGGTTGACTTGTCTGCGACAACGGACCTTAGTTGTGCTAAGATTCTTCTTATGAGAAAAGATGACAAGAAGAAATACGTCTACACGCATTACTGGATCCCGGAAAGTAAGCTTGAGGACAGTGATGATAAGGAAGCTGGAGCGAATTATGTGGAGTGGGCAAAGAAAGGATTACTTACTATTCATGAAGGAAATGAAATAGATATTTCCAAAATCGGAACTTGGTATTATAATCTATATAGGGATTATGGCTTACGCCCATATATTATTGGGTATGACCAACGATATGCCAAGACATTTATTGATGCTTGTAATGAGTTTGGGATCGAAACTGAGATCATCGCTCAGGGCAAATATCTGTCAAATGCTATGAAGTTGGTTGAGGCCGATCTTAAAACTCGTCTGATAAACTATCAGATGAACGATGTTGATAAGTGGTGCCTTGGGAATTGTTGTTGCGAAGTTGATAACGTGGCTAACATTCAGCCGGTCAAGGCAAAGGGCCAGAAGAGTAGGAGAATTGATGGGGCCGTTACACTCATAATGCTCTATGAGATGTATAGAAGGCACAGAACTGAATTTATGTCGCAGTTGACGTGAGGTGACGAAGTGGGTATTTTAGTTGATTTTATCAATAAGTTTAAGAGTGGATATAAGAATAAGACTTTTGCATCCATGTTGAACGGCACTACGCCGATCTATTCTCAATTCGGTCAGGACGTATATGCAAGTGACGTAGTTCAGCAAGCCATTTCATGTATCGTTACTGAAATGAAAAAGCTCACACTTACACACGTCAAGATGGAGAGTTTGGATACAATGCCGGTAAACAATTCCAGTATTGCAAAACTGTTAAATCAGCCTAACAATCTGATGACGATGACTGACTTTCTCGAAAAGATTACGTGGCAGTTATTCTTGAATTATAACTCATTTGTGATTCCTACATATGTAAAGATGGATGTTGGTGGCGGTAGAACGGTAAAGAAGTATACCGGACTTTATCCTATTCAGCCAGTAAATGTAAATTTCTTGCAGGACAATAAAGATGATCTGTATGTGAATTTCCAGTTTGTAAATGGGTATGAGACAACTCTTCGTTACTCTGATGTTATCCATATCCGGTATAGATATTCCGTAAGTGAGTTTATGGGTGGTAATCAGTTCGGCCAGCCGGACAATGAGGCCCTTTTACGTACATTGAAACTTAATGACGTGCTTTTGGATGGTGTCGCTAAGGCCCTGAATAGTTCTTTTTCGATCAATGGTGTTGTGAAATATAACAGTATTATTGATGATGGGAAAATGGACGAGGCTATTCGCCGGTTGGAGGAACACTTGGCAAATAATGAATCTGGGTTCTTGCCTCTTGATATGAAGGGTGAGTTCATACCGATGCATCGTAATGTAAAGCTGATCGATAAGGATACTCTGAAGTTTATCGATGAGAAGATCCTGAGAACATTTGGTGTTTCACTTTCTATTCTTACTGGTGACTTTACGAAAGATCAGTATGAAGCATTCTATAATAAGTGTATTACCCCATTGGTAATTACTTATTCTCAGGCATTTACTAAAACGATTTTTACAAAGAGTGAGCGTGGCCACGGAAATCAGATCAAACTGTATCCGCAGGAACTTGCTTTTATGGATAACTCGCAAAAACTTACATTATTTGATATACTAGTAGATAGTGGATCCTGCTACAAGAACGAACTGCGTAGTGCGTTTGGCTTGCATCCGCTTCCGGAACTGGTCGGACAGTTGGCTATGTCCTCTAACAAGCTGAATGCTGAGAAGGGTGAGGAGAAAGATAAGTATACGGATGATTTGGGTCAGGGAACTGACTCAACATCGTCTGATGATGGAGGTGCAAGTGATGAAGAATAAGTTGATTGAGCGTAGTTATCTTTGTGAAGTTCGTACTGCTGAAGATGACAAGCACGGTAACATTATTGTCGGCCGGCCGATCGTGTATGAATCTAAGACGGATATTGGCGGTATGTTTGCTGAGATCATTGAACGTGGTGCTTTGAATAAGACAGATCTTACTGATGTCCGGTTTCTCGTAAACCATGATATTTCTAAGATTCCGCTCGCTCGTAGCCGTAAGAATACTGAAAATTCTACGATGCAGTTGATCCCGGATGATGATGGTTTGGGTATTCGTGTTGATCTTGATATTGAGAATAATACTGAGGCCCGGAATCTTTATTCTGCTATTCAGCGTGGAGACATTTCCGGTATGTCATTCATGTTTTCAATAGATGATGATGAGTGGGAAAATTTGGATTCAAAATATCCTACTCGTCATATTAGATCGATCGCTACTGTGGTGGAAGTATCTGCCGTTACCTTCCCGGCATACGCAGATACGAGCATCGCAGTTAGAGATAAAAGTGCGTTGGATAATGCACGACTGGCGTTGGAGAATGCCAGAAGTAGTAAATCGGTGGATACTGATTCAATCAATGAAGTTGAGTTGCTTAAACTCAGAAACAAAAATTTAGGAGGTTTTTGATATGAAAATCAAAGAAATGCTCGAAGCTCGTAAGAAGTCTCTCGAAGCGAAACGTGATGCTCTGATTGCGAAGTCTCAGGCTTCTCAGGATGTAAACGAACTGAGATCCATCAACGAACAACTCGTTGACATCGCTAAAGATCTGCATGACACTGCTGAAATGATTTCTGGTCTTGCTGATGAAGAACAGAACGATGAAGCTGATCGTGATGAAGATGCTGGCGAGAATGATTCCCAGCAGGGCGAAGAGAATCGTTCGTTTAACCCGGTTGCTACTTATAGTGTACCGAAGGTTTCCCGTTCTGGTTCTGATGTTGCTGACGTTTATGCGTCTAAGGAATACCGTATGGCATTTAAGGCGTATGTTCAGCGTGGTGTTGCTATTCCGGCTCAGTATGCTCGTAGAGATGCAGACGGTATCGGTCCGGTAAACACAACTGATCTGGGTGCTATCATTCCGACAACAATCATCAATGAGTTCATTCAGGATATTAAGAAGGTCTATGGTCAGATCTACGCTAAGGTACGTAAGTTGAATGTTCGTGGCGGCGTTAAGTTCCCGATCTCTGACCTGAAGGCTAAGTTCAAGTGGATCAACGAGACCACTGTTTCTCCCCGTCAGGATGCTGGTGAGATTAAGGAATTTGTTGAGTTCAGCTATAACATTGGTGAAATCCGTGTTTCTCAGACCCTGCTTTCTTCCATCGTAGCTCTGGATCTTTTTGAGTCCGAAGTTGTACGTGTTATGGTTGAGGCTTATGTTGAGGCTATGGACTACGGCATCTTCTATGGTACTGGTAACGGTCAGATGCTTGGTATCTTTAATGATCCGAGAGTTGCCGCTAAGAATCAGGTTGTTACAATGTCTGCTTCTGACATCTCTGACTGGACAAAGTGGAGAAAGAATCTCTTTGCGAAACTGCCGCTTGGCAGACGTAACGGTGAGTTCGTGTTCCCGGTTTCTACTGTTGAGTCCTATCTTCTGACAATGGCTGATGCGAACAACAACCCGATCTTCCGTGATGCTACTGGTCTGGCTATTAACGATCTGGATACCACTACTTCCGGCCGTTTCTTCGGACGTGAGGTTACTCTGGTTGAGCCGAACATCATTCAGGATTTCGATACTGCTAAGAGCGGTGACGTTATTGGCGTATTCTGGACACCGAACGATTACGCAGTCAACACGAACATGGCTTTCGGCATGAAGCGTTACTACGATGAAGAGAAGAATGAGTGGGTGAATAAGGCACTGACTATCGTTGACGGTAAGATGCTGGATGTAAATGGTCTGTGGCTGATTAAGAAGGCGTAATGGAGGTGGTCAGTTATGAAATCAACTGTTAAAGCCTTTCAGGATCTGTATGTATCCTTCGGCGGCAGTCTTACTGATACATACTCCGACATCGCTGGCGGTATTCCGGTAGGCGATTATAACGTTAAGCCTGATATGATCGAAGCTCTGGCCAAAATCACTGGTGGAAGCATTGAACTTCCGGCAGTTACTTCTGCCGATAATGGTAAGGTATTAGGTGTTGTTAACGGTGCGTGGGAAAAGAAAATATCGGTTGATTTTGTTAACGGTAGTATTTTTGGCAGTAATTATTCTACTGGATTAAAACAGAATGAACTTTACGATCTTTGTTCCAAAGCTTATAGTCTTGAAATTGCACCACCGATTTTTAAGTTTATGAATGCGGATCTTAATACGAATGGTGTGTATTCACCGAGTATTGAAATTAGTAATACTGATCCCAATACTAAATTTAATGTTACTTTAATTCATCGTGAATCTGGCAAAACTTGTTATTTTACTCTTGAAGTAGACAAAACAAGTACACAGAATATGGGTAACGCTACTGTTACAGTCGTTACTGATCCAACACCTGAAGCATAATAAAATTAAGGAGGTAAACACTTATGATTAACGAGGATAGAATTGTTCCGGTAACGGCTACTGATCTGCTTACACTGTATGGCGTGATGTTTGCTCTCGCTGGTACTACTATTAACGCTATTGAATCTTCTGATCCGCTTGGTGATTTCGAGATCGCTGAAGGTAGCGGAAACGTTCTGGCTAATGAGCCTCTGCGTTCTTGTGACATCGCCGCTGATGTTACTGCTATCGTTGTGTATTTCGTACCGACATATGATTATGTTGGATTCAGCCTTGCTGGTACTGCGGTTGAGACTGCTGGTGAAGATGTTGTAAGAGATGGTAAGACACTGTATTCTGCAACTCTTTCGAGCGGTACCGTTACAATCGCAAAGGTGGGATTCTAATGAAGATTAAGATTGAAAAGATTTTCAAAGACAAGAACACTAGGGAGTGTTACGAAGTTGGACAGATTATCGAGGTGGATGAGGCAAGAGGCAAGGAGCTTCTTGCTGATCCCCGTAAACTGGTATCGTCCGCTGAGGAAGCTCCGAAGCCGAAGAAATCTTCGGCAAAGAAGAGTACGAAGAAGTGAGGAGATAAAGTATGGCACTGCTGGATGACGTAAAAACCACATTGGGTGTTACTGGTGATTATCAGGATGATACGATTCAGATGTATATTGATGAGACAAAACAGTTTATGCTCGATGCTGGCGTTTCGCAGAAACTGATTGACTCTAATGTAACTACCGGGATCATTTCCCGTGGTGTCGCAGATCTGTGGAACTACGGGTCCGGCGGTGCTGACTTTTCTCCTTATTTTGTTTCAAGGGTAGTTCAGCTTGCTTACAAGAAGTGAGGTGACAGTCGATGCCTAGATACCGTACATACCATAATAATCTGAACTATAACAGTAACGATAAGACTACGTTCCGGCCTAAGATCGAGAATCCGATCCCACTGCTGGTACTCGTTCCTACTTATGAAAAGAAACTTGGTGTTACTACTCCGGTTTATATGACCGCTCAGGAAGCTCTTGACGATCTTGGACCGGATGGTAAGTCTAAGTGGATGTTCTATGGATCGTTTAAGACGTACGGCGGTACTGAGACGTATTCAGATGACTTGTGGGTTATCAAAGACACCGCAACGATTGAGACTTGGTTTCGGCCAGACATCAAGAGTGACTGCCGGATTTATGTTCCGGCTACTGGTGCGATGTATGACATTATCAACGAACCGGAAAACATCGGCATGAGAAATCAGTTTCTGAAGTTTAAGTGTATGAGGCTTAAAGGTGGTGCGTAAGGATGGCAGTTCGAAAGCGTTTCAAGATCGAAATTAAGGGCTTAGAGTTTTTGATGCGAGATCTTGAGAATGTTGGTGGCGATTCTAAGAAGATCGCAGATGAATGCCTGAAAAAAGGACATGAAATCATTACACCAAAAGCTGACGAGGCCGCTAGAAAGCCTAACTTACCGGCAAAAGGTAGGTATTATACTGGCCGTACACTTAGATCTGTGAAGAGAGATAAAGGTGTTGAGTGGAAAGGTTACGTTGGTAAAGAAGATGTTGGTTATAGCATCCGAAAAGGTGGTCTTGCATGGATCTTTATGCTATGGGGTACACCTAGACACATGAAGAATAAAAAAATGTACGCCGCTTTTTATGGTTCAAAGACGAAAACTGAGGTTGTTGAGGCACAGAAAGCAATTTTCTTTAGAGAGATTAGGAGAAGGATGGGTCTATGAAGGAACTTCTGGTAGAACTTTTGGAATCGTTTGGGTATCCGGTATTTTTGCAGGGTAGCTTGCATGAGGACGAAGCGTATCCGGATAGTTTTTTCACATATTTCAATAATGATACGAATGATGGTAGTCATTATGACAATCATCGTATTGCGGTCATCTGGGATTTTGACGTAAATTTCTACTCCAATGATGTTTTACTGGTGAACTCGAAACTTTTGGAAGCAATTTCTCTCTTGAAACAACATGGATTTATCATAACCGGGTCCGGATATGATATAATGAGTGATGAGCCAACACATACTGGACGAGGTGTGAATGCTCAATATATTCAAAGATGATAGGAGGAAAAAATTATGAACTCTCAGTTGCAGGAAATTGTTGAGTACAGAGGCGTTGAAGGTCTGGTGGCCGCCGAAGTTCTTACTGATAACAATGATCCGAATGAAGGTTATACAACTGGTGAAGTTTTTGCGATTGCTGGTGTTGCTGAAGCGTCTCGTACTACTGAGACTTCCGATGAAGCTCACTACTATGACAATATGCCGGCCGTAGTAATTACTTCTACTGGATCTGATGAAGTTACATTCAACGTATCCGCTATTCCGCTGGATGTACTCGCTAAGATCACTGGTCAGGTTTACGATGATACCACTGGTGGTCTGATCGAAGGTACACGTGAGGCTAAGTATTTCGCCGTGGGTTATCGTACTAAGAAAACCAATGGTGACGAAGTTGTTGTTTGGAGATATAAGGGTACATTCGCTATTCCGGATACTACAAACAATACTGAGGATGACAGTACAGATGCAAACGGTCAGGAGCTGGTATACACTGGTATTAGCACAACCCATAAGTTTGCGAAGAACAAGAACAGAGGTGCTAAGGCATTTAATGTTGACGCATCTAAGGGTCTTGCTGATCTGTCTACATTCTTCGATAAGGTTACTACACCTGATGAACTTCAGCCGATTACTCCGGTTGGATTCAAACTTCACATTACTCAGGCCGAGAACACAACTGTAACAGTTATGCGTGACGAGACTGAACTTAGTGATGGTGCTGATTTGGCCGCTGGAGATGAGCTGGTTATTTCTGTTACCGGTGGAACCATCACCGTAAACGGAATTACATTTGCATCCGGCTCTACTCAGGTTGTTGCCGGAGATATTACGGTTGTATCTACTGCTACTGCCTAACAATAAAGGTTAAAAGCTCCCTTCCCATATGTGGGGACAGACAATTTGCCGATTGTTTTTGAGATGGCTTTATGACTTCCTTTCACATCTCAATTACCCACATCTTTATTACGAAAGGACGTACTATTATGAAATTAAATATCTATGATAAGAAGAAAATCGTTAAGACATACTCTGTTGATACATATGATCTTATGTGGGGTGTGGTTGAGGACGTTGCGAATGCGATTAAACTGGATGAGCTGAAAACTGGTAATCAGGATGAGATCATTAAGTTGGTCGCTAATTTTGTAGTTTCCGGTAGAGATACTGTGAACTATCTCCTGAAGGACATTTTTGATGGTATTACAGACGAAGAGCTTCGTTGTGTACGAGTGTCTGAGATTGTGACGGTGCTTGTGGATGTGGTTAAATTCACTATTGCACAGTTGGGGAAAATGACTGAAAAAAACTGAGTGAGGGAGAGAGCAATCTCTCCCTTTACGAAGAGTTCTTCGAGCTTGAGCTAAGTTTATCTGAATCATTTCCATGCTTGTCTCCGTTCTCGATAAGGCGTGAGAAGGCAAAAGAGGTATTTCTTTTGATGCTTAGGCTGAGAGGTCGAAAAAAGAAACAAAAGAAGAATAAAGGCAAACGGGTGATCCGTAGGCCGGCTGGTGACAACTGGTTCTAAGGGGTGATTTAAGTGGCAACTCATAAAGGACAAGACATAACTGCATATTTGCAGATGGATATTAGCGACCTGAAGAAGTCGATAACTGAGGCAAGGAGACAAATTGCTTCTATTAACTCGTCTTTTAATGAAGTTGCCGGAAACACCTCTAAGTGGGAACATAGCACAGATCTGCTTGAGCGTAAGCTTAAACAGTTAAAAGATCTCATTGAAGAGAATAACAAGCTTATACAGTATCATTCTGCAATTATTCAGAAATCTCAGGATGATTATGACAAAAATAATGCTGAGCTAAATGAGTATCAGGAGCAGTTGAAAAAGCTTAAAAAAGCTCATATGGAAAATTCTGATAAGTATGACGAACTTTCCAGAAAGATCGATGTTTGTCGATCCAATATGCTTGATGCTGAAGTCACAATGAAGAATAGCACTACGACTGTAAACAATCTCAAGGGCCGTATTGTTGATCTTAATCGTGATATTGATGATTATGCTGAGGAACTTGAAGATGCTAGGATTCAGGAAGAATACCAGCAGACATCTCTTGGCAAACTGGAAAAGCTCATAAAAGATCAGACTGAGGCTCTTTCTGATCTTAAAGCAGAGTACAAGAATGTTATTCTTGAGCAGGGCGAAAACTCTGATTCCGCTAAGGAATTGGCTGGAAAGATAGATTTCCTTTCTGATGAGTTGAACACGAATAAACAGAAACTCAAGGATGCGGATGAAGCCGCTCAAGATTTGGACAAATCTATTGATGACGCCGGAGAAAGTGCGGATCATGCGGCAAACAATGGCTTTACTGTACTGAAGGGTGTAATCGTAAATCTTGTTACAGATGCTATCCATAAATGTGAAGATGCACTTAGGGATTTGATCGATACGAGTATTGAGTTTGAATCTACTTTTGCGGATGTCCGGAAGGTACTCGGTGATGTTTCTGATGACGAGATGAAGGAACTTGAGCATGGGATTCGAGATCTTGCTAAGGTTAGACCTCAGACTGCTAGTGACATCAACGAGATTACTGCTATGGCCGCTCAGCTCGGTATTCGTGGTAATGACAACTTACTTGCGTTTACAGACACTATGATTAAGCTTGGTGACTCTACTAACCTCACTGGTCAGGAAGCCGCTGAGACGCTTGCTAAGTTCATGAACATTACTGGTACTGCTCAGAAGGATGTTGGCCGTTTAGGTGCGACTATTGTAAATCTTGGTAATAACTTTGCTACAACTGAGCGAGATATTTCGGATATGGCATTACGTCTTGGCGGTGCTGGCGAGATGGCTGGTATGACTGAGCCTGAAATTCTGGCAGTTGCGGCCGCACTTACTTCAGTGGGTATTAACGCTGAAGCTGGTGGTTCTGCGTTCTCTAAGCTTATCATCAATATGTCTAATGCATCGGCAAATGGCGAATACGCAAATAAGATCATTTCAGAAACCGGAATGAGCTTGCGTGATCTGCAAATGCTTTCTGACTCGGATAGTGCGGCATTCAAAGAGATGGCACAGTCTCTTGGGTATACATCTGAAGAATTTCAGGATTTTGTGGATGCATCGGCTACTCTTGAGAAGTTCTCAGAAGTAACTGGTATGACTTCTGAAGAGTTTACAAAGGCATTCGGTGACGATGCGCTTGGGACCATTCAGTTGTTTATCGGTGCTTTGTCTGAGATGTCCGGTACAGATGCCCTTGTTACATTGGACGAAATGGGCATCAAAGAGATCAGACTTCGAGATGCAATTCTTCGTGCTACTACTGGTGTCGATAATTTTAACTCTGCGATTGAGGTTGCAAATCAGGGTTGGGAAGAGAATGTTGCTTTGGATAACGAAGCAAATCAGAGATACCAGACTACTGCGGCAAGGATCCAGATGGTAAAAAATAAATTTACTGATCTTGGAATTGAGGCCAAAGAGAGACTTCAGCCGGCAATCGATAAACTGATTGATGCGTTTGATGATCTTGTTGATGGTCTTAAATGGCTGATGGATGTTGGTGTGCCTAAATTCTTTGAGTGGATGCGTAATGAAGGCAAGCCTCTTACTGGCATCGTTGTGGGACTTGCGGCTGGATTTGCGGCATTTATGATTATGCAGACGATTCAGGCAATCACGATTAAGCTTACTATGGCTCTGAAAGCATTGTTCTTAGTCATGTCGGCTAACCCGATTATGCTTGTTATTTCTGCGATCACTGCATTGGTTGCGGCATTCCTATATTTCTGGAACACTTCTGCTGAGTTCCGGCAGTTCTGGTATGATCTGTGGGATGGAATAAAGAATATCGCACAAACAACTTGGGATGCGATAACTGGATTTTTCACGGATGCTTGGGATGCGATTGTGCTTACATGGAACAGTGCCGTTGCATTCTTTGAGGAATTGTGGTCCGGTATTAAGAATGTTCTCAGTGGAGTGGCTAAGTGGGTATATGATAATGTGATCCAGCCCGTAATCAAATTCTTTGATCCGTTGTGGAAATTCTTGTCTACACTTACTAGTAATATAGTTGGCTTATTTACCGGTACATGGGACTTGATAAAGCACGTTTGGAAATTTGTACCATCGTGGTTTGAAGGTATAGTAATTAAGCCGGTTAGAGAATTTTTTGAGACGTTATTCGAAACAATTAAATCTGTTGCATCTGATGCATGGGATAATATTGTGCTGGTGTGGAATGTTGTATCATCTTGGTTCCGTGACAATGTTACTGAACCTATTGAGACATTCTTCTCTACAATATGGAATACTGTCAAAAGTGGTGCTAGTGATGCGTGGGAAGGAATCAAAGAAATTTTTTCACCGGTTGCGCATTGGTTTAGAGATAAATTTTCTGTTGCATGGGAGAGTGTTAAAAATGTTTTCTCAACTGGAGGAAAGGTGTTCGATGGAATTAAGGACGGCATTCTTGATGGGTTAAAAGTTATAATAAATGCTCTCATTGAAGGAATTAACACTGTTATAGCAATTCCATTCAGAGGTATAAATAAAGCTTTGCGTACGATTCGTGACATTAGCATTCTTGGATACGAACCATTTAAGGATAAGATCAGTGAGTTTGAAATTCCTCGTATCCCAACACTTCAGCGTGGTGGTGTACTTCGTAAAGGTCAGGTTGGCTTCCTCGAAGGTAACGGAGCTGAGGCAGTTGTGCCGCTTGAGAACAATAAGGCTTGGATCAGAGCGGTTGCGAAGGATATGCGTAAGGAGTTTGGTGCATCCGGAAGTTCACTGAATGCTAAGATGAATCCGGCGAATAACAATAATGTTACAAACTTCACTCAGATCATCAATGCTCCGAAGCAACCGAGTAGAATTGAGCTATACAGACAGACCCGGAATCTGTTAAACTTTAGTAGAGGTGGTACTTAATGTATATAGCAAAGATTGAAAACAGACGTGGCGATGTACTCACTCTCACTCAAAATGAGGGTGAGTACCAAGTCGAACGTATAGACGGTTTGAATCCACCATCGGCCCAGATAAATATGCTGAATATGGCAAACATCGATGGTGCGAAATTCAATTCGTCTAAATTGAACACACGTGAGATCGTAATCATGATCCGAATTAGCGGTGGTGGAGACGAGGTTGAAGAGCGTAGGCATAGACTGTACCGGTTCTTTCCGACAAAGGACTGGTGCAAGTTCTATTACACAAACAACTTTCGGGATGTTTGGATCGAAGCGTATGTGAATACGGTTGAAGTTAGTCCGTTTGACAATAAGCAGTTGATGCAGATTTCGATCTTGTGTCCTCAGCCGTATTTCAAGTCGGCCCAGCTTATCATTGATGATATTTCGAAACAGTTGCCTCTATTTGAATTTCCATTCTCGTTTGGATCAAAAGGTGCTACGAACGTGTATGTACCAGAAGATCCGGATACAGATGATGCTATTCCATTCTCGGAGATTGATATGGAGCGTATCACGAATGTGTACAATGATTCTGAGAGCGAATGTGGAATGACCGTTGAAATAGACGTCATCCAGCCTATTACAAGCATTACGTTACAGAATACAGATACCGGTGAGTTTTTACAGATAAATCATTCGTTTAATGTGAATGATAAGATCATTATTGTCACAAATCTTGGCCAGAAATCTATTCGCCTGATTCGGGATGGAGTCGATTATAATCTGTTTACTTCACTGGTAAAAGGATCTACGTTCTTACAGTTGAACATCGGTAACAATTTCTTCAGCTTTACATTGAATGATGGTGCTGATGATTCATCTGTACACATTGTATTTAAGCATCACACGATTTATAGAGGTGTATGATGATTGGTGAGATTTACGTATTGGACAAGAACTTGGAACCCATTGGAGTGGTAGATGGATACAAGTCGTGCATTTGGTCGAATCGGTACAATGATCTTGGTGACTGCGAATTATACATCCAAGCATCTGTGGATAATTTTTTGCTTTTCAGTATGGGCAATTATCTGGCTAGAACTGACGATGAGATGGTGTGTAAGATCAACAAGATCGAACTTGATACTAGCACTGAGGAAGGAAACTATCTGATTATTACTGGCACAGATGCTAAATGTCTGCTGGGCCAGAGAATCATTTGGGGTACTGCTACTTGCAAGGGTGCGATTGAAGGGTTTGTCCGGCAGATCATTACTGATGCGATTATATCGCCAACCGTCTATCCGGAAAAGCGTGTGCTTTTGAAGGAAAATGGAGAACCAATTCTGCATCTTGGGGATCCTGCAAATTTTACTGATGCTACAAGTGAACAAGTTAGCTATGCAAATGTGGAAGAAAAGATCAAGGAGTATTGCAAGGCTAAAAATTGGGGCTATCGTGTTGTATTAAGAGACACTTCATTGTACTTCGAGCTTTACAAAGGTGAGGATCGAAGCGATTGGGTTGTGTTCTCTCCTGAGTATGAGAATCTTTCTACTACTCAGTACATTGATGACGCAACAAAAATGGGTAACGTGGCGTTAGTGTGTGGTTCTGGCGAAGGATCGGACAGAGCGCAGGAAGTTGTCGGACAAAATTCCGGTATGGACCGGTTTGAAGTTTACGTTGATGCTAGAGATCTGGCTAAGAAGATAAAATATAGTGATTTAATTAGCACATATCCCGGTGGATCTGTTGTGACAGTTGGGACAACTGAGTTCTATTATAGACTGCCATCGTTTGATATACAGATTTTCAATGACGATCAGCTTGCAGAACTTCAGGTTGAGTATCCAACCGGTCAGATCAAAATAGTGAATGACGTTAAGTATTACGAGGTGTATAATGTAAACATAGCGAGCTTGTATTCTGCGACTCCTGCTGATAATGACGATGCAATCTTACTCGATGTCGTATATGATGTGTTCCTCATCGCACGTGGATACGATAAGATGAGTGAATACGGTGAGAAGGTATCGTTTGATGGCGTAGTTGAACCTACGATCACATTTGAATATAAGAAAGATTATTTTCTTGGGGATGTGGTTACGGTTCGAAATGAATACGGCGTTAGTCTTGAAGCTAGGATCGTAGAGATCGTCGAAGTTTCGGATGAGAACGGCTATAACGTTGAGCCTAGATTCGAATATGTGTCAACTAATCAGGAGGTATAAGTATGGCAGATCAGACGTTTATTGTGAACTGTGGGTTTTTTGATTCTATCAATCATGACAGACTGTACGCATCGAGTGAAATGAACCGTCCGTACAAACGAGTCATTACGAATGGTGTTTTTGCTACGCCGAAAGGTACTCCTAGTACAGATCTTCAGGTTTCTGCCACTGGTAGAAATATGACCATTACAGTCGCTCCCGGCGAAGGACTGTTTGGTGACAAGTGGTTTCAGAACCCTAGTGTTATGAGTATCACGGTTCCTGCAAATACAAACATTGTTCCGAGACGAGACAGTGTTATTGCTCAGGTTGATAACCGTCAGGTTGGCAGAGTTGGCAACATTGTGTATCGTACTGGTACGCCTAGCTCCAATCCGGTTGCTCCGGCGATAAATACCGTTGATAATGTGCGTGAATACCGAATTGCTACGATCTACGTGGGACCCGGTGTAACATCCATCTATCCGGCAGACATCACAGATATGAGAGGATCCCAAGAATGTCCGTGGGTAACTGGTCTTATCAATCAGGTTGACACGACTGAGCTTTTTCGTGAATACGAAGATGCATACGCCAGATACTATGCGGATTCTACGGAGACTTTCGATAACTGGTCAGAGGAAAAGAAGGAACAGTTCGAACAGTGGCTGGAGAATTTGACCCAGCAACTCACTGTTGCGACAAATGTAATCATTCTCAATAATACCCACATCAGTGCTGAAGCTGAGAGTGTTATCCCGATTGGTATCCCATCGTATGATAAGACCACCGATGCACTCCTTGTGTTTATCAACGGCCTGAAGGTTACTGAGGATGTGAATTATGAGATCGATGTGGTCGGTGAGAATATCACCTTGTCTGCCGAGATCCTTGCTGGCCAGATTGTAAATTTCTTCGTGCTTAAATCTGTTATTGCCGCTGATATTCAGACTACCGCTACTATGATCGAAGTGCTTGATGGTAAGGTTGGAGATGTTCAGGAAGTGACTGACCGGATCGAACTGGTTAGCTATGTGGCTACCGGCACGAACGATAACGTGGCATTGTCGAATAAAGTAAAGGAATTTCTAAGCGAAGCTCAGGATGGTAAACAGATGCGGATTTATGTGTCCGGCGTACTTGGAGTGGCTTCTGTTTATGACGATGGCGTGTGGTTTGACTTCACATCTCAGAATGCTACTAGAAAAGTTTCTCTTGATTTTTCTAACTGTGCTAAGATCGAAATCGACAATACTCAGGTTCCCAGTGCTACCGGATTCATCGTGGGTGAGACAAGTATCTATGGGCTTAACGTATCCATGAGAAACTGTACAGACGCACTTATGTTCGATGGAAAGCTGGATGCTACCGACTGTGAGTTTGAAATGACCGGAACTGGAGACATCTGCGTTGGATCGAACGGATCATTCAGTAATTGTAAGTTTTTTGTAAGAGGTGGTACTGACGTAGCTAACTGCATCCGTTGCACTGATCTCGTCACACTTAATTCTTGCAGACTGATCGCATATAACGGATCCTCAGCGTCAGTTGAATCTGCCGCAGTTATTACAGATGTGAATAGTTCGGATACAGTAGTCATCATGAATGGTTGCTCTTGCCCGGTTATTGAGCTTACTGGATATAAGCAGGACCAGACTGTTGACATCACAAATGGATTCTATTTCTTGGCCGGAAATATGCTTGGCCAAGCTGGAAACTACTATGCGACCGGCGATGGAAAGACTGAGACTGGTACGATGATCGTAAGCAAGTAAGTTGGAATTATACCCGATTCGAATTTCGGATCGGGTATTTTTCTGCACATCGGGTAAATTTATACTTTACAACTATATACCAATCGTTTATAATGTCCATATGAAAGGAGGTGCGACATGGAGCTAATCAAACTTATTAAGAAGTATATGATCGACAAGGGCCGAGATGACTTTACCATCTATCTAGCAGAGATTCTTGGTGTGACCCGGCAGTGGGCAAGTGCCAAGCTGAATGGGAGAAGTGAGTTCACGGTCCCAGAACTGAAGAAACTGATCGATGCGTTTGACTTTGATGCTGAGGAATTGAAAAATGCGCTTATTTGATTATCAGAAGGATGCACTGAAGAAGAGTGAGCCCCGGAATCGAGTGGCGTATTACTACGATATGGGTCTTGGAAAAACGTTTATCGGATCAGAGAAGCTATGGGAATTGAACACAGTTGTGAATGTTGTAGTGTGCCAAACTTCTAAGCTGGATGACTGGCTGAATCATTTTGAAAAATACTATGATGATTATTATCACGTATTCAAATTGACTTCAAGAAGCAATTCTCCAATGGATGTTTTCTTATGGGAAATCAGTCATGGCACACCATCGATAATCATTGTTGGGTATGATCTTATCTGGAGACGAGATGCCTTCAAAAAGCTGAGTAAGTTCACACTTCTGCTAGACGAATCATCCTTGCTTCAGAATGAACACGCTAAACGAACTAAGTTTATTCTTGGCTTAAATCCGGAAAATGTAATCCTTCTATCGGGTACTCCAACGAGCGGAAAATATGAGAATTTGTGGCCTCAGATGAAACTGCTTGGTTGGGATATAAGTAAGGATCTGTATCTTAAACAGTATACGGAAACTAAACCGGTTAAGATAGGTCAGAAGAAAGTATCTAAACTATCTGGGTACAAGAATGTAGAACGCCTTAAACGCAAAATGCGTATGAATGGATGCTACTTCATGAAAACAGAAGAGGTTATTGAATTGCCAGAACAGACGTTTATTGATGCGTATGTGAACCCTAGTTCTGAATATAAGAAATTCAAGAAGAACCGGGTTATAGACATCGAAGATCGAACGCTGGTTGGCGATACTTCACTCACGAAGATGCTTTTTGAACGAGAACTATGCAGTGCATACAACAAAGAGAAAATCGTAGCTTTTGTCGATCTTGTTTGCAGTACGAATGACAGACTGATAGTATTCTACAATTTCGATTTCGAACTGGAAACAATGAAGAATGTGCTGATCCATCTTGATCCAAGTAATGTTGACCGAATCAGTGTGGTGAATGGTCACACTAAGGACTTGTCTGCTTATGAGGACAGAAGCGATAGCATTACATTCATCCAGTATCAAGCAGGATCGATGGGCCTAAATCTTCAGAAGGCAAACAAAGTGATCTATTTCTCACCAACCCTTGTGTCAATGCATTACGAGCAGTCAAAGAAACGAGTGCATCGAGTTGGACAGAATCGCCCGTGTTTCTATTATAGGATCATCGTCCGAGACAGTATCGAAGAAGATATTTACCGGACACTTGAAATGCGAATGGATTATACGAATGATTTATTTGTTCAATATTTACATGAATAATGTAAATTTATAGTTGACAAAGAGAATCTGAAGGTGTAGACTGAATCATGAAAGGAGGCAACAATGGCAGAAGAAAAGTTGTTTGAGAATAAGATCAAGCAGTGGTTACATGACCATGAGTGCTACCATATCAAGTATTGGGGTGGTGGCCAGTTCACAAAAAGTGGCGTACCGGATATTCTGGCGTGTGTGAATGGATATTTTATTGGTATTGAGGTAAAGGGTCCAAGAGGAAGAGCGAACGCACTTCAGAAATACAATCTGAAAAAGATCCGAGAGTCAGGTGGGTTATGCTACATAGTGTATCCGAGTGGTTGGGAATCGCTGAGAGAAATCCTAGAAGGACTATTGCATGGCCGGTTTAACCGGGATGATGAAAGAGAGGTGTTGAAATGAATTTATTTGAGATCGATGCTGAGATCCGAAGTGTATTGGATAATGTGTCCATTGATGAAGAGACCGGTGAGATCATCGGTGAGATTGATTTTGCTAGGCTTGAAGAACTGAATATCGAAAAAACGAGAAAGATCGAAGGTCTGGCGTTGTTTGCCAAGGAGCTTGATGCTGAGATTAAAGCGTTGAAGGCAGAGAAGCAGTCCATCCAGAAGAGGATTGAATCGAAGGAGTCCCGTCTGGAAAGCTTGAAGGATTATCTCACCACTGCACTTATCAGTTCTGGCGAGAACAGATTTGAAACTGCTAAGACAGTGCTGAGTTTCAGAAAATCAGTGGCCGTTAAGATCACAAACGAAGAGGCTCTGCCTAAGTCAGTGCTGGTTAAGAAGGTATCGTTCAGTCCGGATAAGGTCTTAATTAAACAGTTGATCTCTTCCGGAAAGAAAGTTCGAGGTGCTGAGCTTGAAATGCGTAACAGTATCCAGATTAAGTGAGGTGATATGAATGGGAAGCGCAGTTACGATTACTCTGATTATTTGTGTGACGTTGGTAGCGATCTGTTTGATGGCATTTTATTCCAACGTTGCAGAGAGAAAAGAGATCATGAAGAAGATCGACAAGTTCGATAAGGCGTTCGGCAAGAATAAAGACAATGACGATGATCTGCCGAAGTTTGGAGGTTTTTAATGGGAGTTTTAGTTTTTATTTTGGGAAAATCAGGAACCGGTAAATCGTATTCGATGCGGAATTTTCCGGAGAATGAATTGGCCGTAATCAATGTTCAGGGAAAAATCCTTCCGTTCAAGAATGGGAATAGATTCCCGATCAAGAACACAGACAATTCTGCTGAGATTATTAAGAATATGCGGCTGATTTCGAATAGTGTGAAGTCAATCGTAATCGATGACTTTCAGTATCTGATGGCAAATGAGTTCATGCGTAGAGTCAGTGAGCGTGGATATGATAAGTTCAGTGAGATCGCCAGACACGCTTGGGATATTGCGAACGCAGTGACTGAGCTTCCGGAAGATATAATCGTTTATATCATGTGCCACACCGATTCTGGAGACGATGGTATCGAAAAGGTTAAGACTATCGGTAAATTACTTGATGAGAAGATCTGCCTTGAAGGAATGAGTACGATTGTACTGAGAACGAATGTTACTGATGGTGTATACACGTTCCTTACTCGGAACAATGGTCACGATACAGTAAAGTCTCCGGCTGGAATGTTTCCAACGTATGCTATCGACAACGATCTTCATTATGTTGACCAGAAGATCCGTAACTTCTACGAGCTTGGAAAGTTTGTATCTGACGAAGAAGTAAAAGCTCTGGATGAAGCGGCGAAGAATGAAACTGTTGAGCCGAAGAAAAGAGGTAGAAAACGTGGCCAGAAAGAAGAAGAGTCTGAAAACGCATCAGAGAAAGAAGAAAAAAAGGGAACAGAAGAAACTGGAAAATCCGAAGTAACGAGAGACGATGATCTTCCGAAGCGCAAGGAACGCACTGAGGTAGAAGAAAGTCTGAGCGATGTTACAGATCTCCCGTTTAATCTGGATTCAGTTCAGGATGTAGCAGAAGCAGTTCAACCGTCAAGCAGACGTAGACGGAGAAAGGAGTAAGAATGAAGAAGCGTTTTATTGGGTACAGTGTAGGTGGAATTGAGACGCCTGAGAACATCGAAGCTCTCCGAAATGCACTCAAGCAAACAGTTGACGAGACCGATAATGAAGATCCGGTTACGATCTTAGTCAACAAGCCAAATAACATCAGTCGGATCATTATTGAATTTAAGGAGTGAAGAATATGGATTTTAGTGAGTTTGACAAAAAGGTTGATTTTGAAGAGCTGGGAAAAAGCATCGCAGAGGCAAGCAAGAATAATGATTTCCCGGAAGTGCCAAACGGTACGTATATCACCAAGCTTGTAAAGCTTGAGCTTGGCAAGACTAAGGCTGATAACAGACCGATGGTTAAGGCAGACTTCAAGATCCTTGAAGGTGAGTTTAAGAACTCACATCTGTTCTACAACAAGGTGATCTACGGAACCAAGAATGATGGAAACATGATCGCATCGGTGCTTGGGTTCCTGAATAATCTTGAGCCAACGGAAGAAGTTGGACCGATTGAGTTTAAGAGCTATTCGCAGTTCTCTGAACTGTTACTGGACATCGCTGAGGATTGTGCTGAAGCACTCAACTATGAAGTTGTTTACGAGAAGGACGCATTTAATTCGATCAGTATCAAAAGTGCAATCGAACTTTGATTTGAATGCTGGGTCAGGTTCGTATCTGGCCCAGCATATTTGTCTTTAAGGAAGATGAAAAATATAACTATGCCTTACGCTATAAGAAACAGAAGAACTAAGAAGTTTGTTACCGGTACAGATTACAGATATTTTCCACCGCATCAAATAACAAGTACAGACAGTGCTTATATTTATGAAGATGAGGAGTACGCAATTCACGGAATGATTACTCGTGGTTGCGGTAAGGATTATGAGATAGTGCCAGTGAGGATTGAGGTGATCCGGAATGAAGAAAACAGTTGACCGTTCCAAAAAATCTAATATCAAATGTTGGAACTGTAAATATTGGATTAGAGAAGAAAGACTGTGTGGAAATCCCAGAAGCCTTAAATTGTTTAGGGAATATTATCATAGATGTCAGAAGTTTGAGTGGAAAGAAGGTGACGAGAAGTGAGATGCCCGATAATCACGAAGGAAGTAAAAATTCTTCTCAAAATGTTGGACGAAGATTCCGACAAGGTGGAACTTATCAATGCGCTTATTGATTATGGCGAGGATGGAACTATTGATACCGATGGGCTTTCTGATAAAGTGTGTGAAGCGTTCATGTATCTTACAGAAAACGTGAAAATATTGTTTCTGGGAGAAGGTGATAAAAAATGATAACAGATACAACATTGATTATACGTGATTGGGATAATATTGGTACTATTCTGAAGAATGTTAGGTTAGATCAGGGAAAAACAAGAAAAGATATTATTGCCGGGTGCGATATTTCACTAAATACTATTGGTTTAGTGGAAAATAACAAGGTTAAACCAACATTACCAACCTTACACCAGTGGGTTAAAGTGCTGGGTTTTACTAATGTTTGTATCCGGTTCTCAGATTCAGAAAGTTGAGGTAGTAAATATGATTCCGCAAGTTATTATTACTGTTCTTGCATTTATTGGTTTATGTACAGTTATTTCAGTATTGTTTCTGATTGTAATGCTACTTGTAAATATAAACGAAAGTGATGTGAAAAGAAATGAAAGAAAATGAAAATATGAATTATACCCAGATGTGTGATGTTTTAAAGCGTATTGAAGATTCCACCATTTCTGATGATGTGAAACTGAAGGTTTTGAAAGAACTATCATCACCCAGAACCAACAACACCAACTATTGTACTAAGTCTGATTTTATTCGTGGTTTGTGGTGGGTGATCCGGTATTATGAATTTAGAAAAGCTAGTGATGATTTACGGTATTATGCGTTACATAAACAATATATGCATCTGATAGAATCACCATATATTAGATCATTTGATCAGGTTAACCACATTACATATGTACGAGATATTAAAGAAGCTGGTGCGGTTTCTGCTGATGTGGTGGATAGTATTACCGGGTTGATTCCAACCATTTGTGAAACTATAACCAGTATACTAAATAGGCCGGATTTCATTGATGCAGTGGTAAACACTGTTATGGAGAATCCAAAAAAGTTTTCAGGTGGAGGTAATAAACATGGAAAACATTAAAATTAGATATATTGTTGCTGGTGTGATGGTTTTGTTTCTTATTTTATTGATTGTATTTTTGGGGTGAAGTATTATGGAAAGCGAAGTATTTATGGCGAAACTCACGATCACTCGTATGGTAGTAGGTGGATCGTTGAAGAAAGAAGCTATGCTTGAAGTGGCAGATAGGTACGGCAATCGATTTAATTATAATATCTCTGATTCAAGATCTATTCAGAAGATGCTCGAAGAATACGATGCACCTGATAGTAAAGATAAGATTGATAAACTGATTGCCCAAGCATACCGTGATGGATGGAACTCCGGTTATCAACACGCTATGGACGATCAGGGATTGGAGTGATTCATATGGGTTGTAATATACCACGACCAACAAAACGACCCAAGACACCGGAAATAAATAGCAGTAAACCGGTCCTCTATAAATGTGAGAATTGTGGCGCAAATTTGGTACAAAGTGGAAGTTCTTGGCATTGTGAATACTGTGGGACAAAATACGGAATAGATCTTGGGCAAAAAGAAGTAACCGCATCCACATTATATTCAGATGGCAAAGCAGTGTATACTGCATATCAGGAGTTTGGTAAAGTGGCACACGATCTTGACGTTCCAAAACTGCCTATAAAACTACAAAGGTGATTCATATGTTGAAATATTTTATATTGCTATTCATCATAATCGTAATCATTATTTCATCCAAGGACAGAAGTAGGTAATAAAAATGATCTCGTTCTATGACTTTGAAGTGTTCAAATATGACTGGCTGGTTGTCATCATAAATCCATTCACAAAAGAAGAAACTGTGATCGTAAATGATCCGGATGCGTTATTGAATTATTACAATAAGCACATGAATGAAATCTGGGGTGGATACAATAACCGGCACTACGACCAATATATCATGAAAGGTATTCTGGCAGGATTTAATCCGTGGGATGTGAATAAGTTCATCATTCTGGATGAACAACCCGGATATTTATTTAGTACGTTATTACGTAATTTCAAAATGATTAACTTTGATATTCAGTTACTTGGAAAATCTCTGAAGCAATTAGAAGGATTCCAAGGACACAACATATATGAATCGAAAGTAGACTTCAAGATCGATCGCAAGCTTACTCAGGATGAGATAGACGAAACGATTCGCTATTGCAGACGTGACGTAGAAGAAACCATCAACGTGTTCTGTGAATGTAAGAATGAATTTGATGCGATGCTCGGTCTTGTGAAGATGTTCGATCTTCCGTTATCAGCTATGGGAATGACTAAGGCCCAGATTACTGCTGAGATTTTGGGGTGTGAAATGGAAACATGGTTTGACGCATGGGATATTGTATATCTTCCATGCATAAGATTAGGAAAATACGCATGGATTAAAGACTGGTTCAATAATCCGGAAAACCAATCCGATTCAATGGAATTAAAGACAGATGTATGTGGTGTGCCTCACGTATTTGCTCTTGGCGGTTTGCATGGAGCAACGTTAAAATACACACATATTTGTGGTCCGGATGAACTTATGCTTCACGTTGATGTTGAGAGTTATTACCCAAGCATCATGACTGAATGGGGTTTGATTACAAGAGCCGCTAGGCATCCTGAGAGGCTGAAGGAGATCAAAGATACTCGTCTCAGACTGAAGCATGAAGGTAAGAAAAAAGAGCAAGCTCCATTGAAGATCGTAATCAATGGTGCATTTGGAATTTGTAAGGATCCTAGAAGCAAGGCGTATGATCCTAGAACTGCGTCCAGCATTTGCATCAATGGCCAGTTGATGTTATTGGATCTATTGGAGAAACTGGAGAAGGTCCCGACATTTGAACTGATCCAGTCGAATACAGATGGTCTTATTATAAAGATCAAACGAGACCATTTTGACGAGATCGATGACGTTTGCTATGAATGGGAAAAGCGAACAAAAATGAAATTGGAGTTCGATTACATAAAAGAAATTTATCAGAAAGATGTAAACAACTATCTTTTTATTCAATTCGATGGTAAGATTGAAAAGAAGGGAAGCTACGTGAAGGAACTTTCTGCGATCGATAATGATCTTCCAATCGTGAACAAAGCTATTGTTGAGTATATCGTTCACGGTGTACGGCCGGAAATTACGATTGGAGAATGTGATGATCTGATTCAGTTCCAAAAAATCGTTAAGCTTACAAGTAAATACGAATGCGTTCACCATAATGGTTGTTGGTACACTAACAAGTGTTATCGGGTATTCGCTTCCAAAAATTCTTCAGACGGTCAGATCCTGAAGTGTAAGAGAAAAAGTGGTAGCGAATATTTTAAGAAGGACAAGTTTGCCAACACTCCAGACCATTGTTTTATCGAGAACTCAGACGTGACCGATTTGCAAGTGCCATCCAGATTAGACAAGGAATGGTACATCAGTCTGACTAAGGAAAGACTAAACCAATTTGGAATTGAGGTGTGAAAAAATGCAAGAACTCTTTCGTGGGTATGTGCCGACTAAGAACAAGGAATGCACGATGAGCTTCAAAGGAAAGAAGTCATCTGAGCTAAAAAGGTTAGATGAAGTATCTGATCTTCCGGAATACGCTGGCGTCCTTGCAGACGGTATTGTACTCATTGACATCGATGACAAGGACCAGTCAGAAACAATGCTGGACATCATCGATGATCTTAACTTAAATTGTAAGGTCTATGAGACCACTAGAGGAAAACATTTTCTGTTTTCGAACTTGGATAAAAATGGGAATTACATATTGGACAAATGCGGTACGCATAAAACTCTGGCTTGTGGACTTACCGCAGACATTAAACTTGGACATAAGAACTCATATGAGGTTTTGAAATATAATAACAAAGAACGATTCGTTGAATATGATATTGAGCCGAATGAAGAATACGATGCACTCCCGAAGTTCATGGTTCCGGTAAATTCGAAGATAGACTTTACTACTATGGAATCTGGAGATGGCCGTAATCAGGCTATGTTCAATTATATTCTTACATTACAGAGCAACGACTTCACTAAGGATCAGGCCCGTGAAGTTCTTGGGATCATCAATAAGTATGTACTCAGTGATCCTCTTGACGAGAAGGAACTGAAAACATTATCCCGTGACGAAGCTTTTCAAGCTCCAGTATTCTTCAATAAAGGCGTATTCCTTTTCGATAAGTTTGCTCACTATATGGCAAACAATTATCATATCATTAAGATCAACGGCCAGCTTCATATCTATTCTGACGGTATCTACGTGGATGCTACGAATGAGATCGAAGCTCAGATGATTAAGCACATCAGTAATTTGAGCAAGGCGAAACGTTCCGAGGTGTTGTCTTACTTGGATATTCTTATTCGGGATGACCGGCAGATGAGTGACGCCAACTACATCGCATTCAAGAATGGTATATACAATATCACGACACGTGAGCTGGAGCCATTCACGCCAGACATTGTTATCACGAATAAGATCGAATATGATTATGATCCTACGGCATACGATCAGCTCTTGGATAAGACCCTGAATAAGATCGCTTGCTTCGATGAATCAGTAAGGGCTTTGCTGGAAGAATGCGTTGGATATTGTTTCTACCGGCGTAGTGAGCTTCGTAAAAGTTTTATTCTGACCGGTGATAAAGAGAATGGTAAATCCACTTATTTGTCGCTCATAGAGCATCTGCTTGGGCATAAGAATATTACATCTCTGGATCTGGCAGAGCTGGGCGATCGATTCAGAACTGCTCAGTTGGTGAACAAACTGGCTTGTATCGGAGATGATATTGGATCTGAGTTTATTGCAAATCCGAATATCTTCAAGAAGCTCTCGGCCGGAAATCCGGTTACAGTTGAGAAAAAAGGAAAGGATCCTTTTGATTTCAGCAACTACGCCAAGCTCTTATTCAGTGCCAATGATATTCCTAAGATCAAGGACCGGACTGGGGCGGTAATAAGTAGACTTATTATCATCCCGTTCGATGCTAAGTTTACTGCGGATGATCCAGACTTTGACCCGTATATCAAGTATAAGCTGATTAAGACTTTGCCGATGCAGTATCTGATAAACATCGGTCTGGCCGGACTGCATCGAGTGCTGGAGAGACGTAAGTTTACTGAGTCCGAGAAGGTTCAGGTAGCACTGAAGGAGTATGAGGAAAATAATAACCCGATCCTCAGCTTCCTTCAGGAAGAACCGAAGATCGAGAATGAGCCTACCACGGGGGTTTATTCTGAATACAGAATCTTCTGCATGAACAACAATTTTTCTCCGATGAGTAACATCGAGTTCAGCAAGCAGATCAATCGGATCCTTGGGTATAAGGTAATAAGTAAGAGTATTAAGGGAAAAAAGTGTAGAGTTTTTGTTGACAAGGTGGTATAATAGTAAGTGTCATTTTTCATACTTCTGCAAATTGGGCAAAAAAAAATCCCCCGGCCAAGAGCGGCCGGGGGGTTTTTATATTTTTGTTTATGTTATTTCGAAATCCCAATCTTCAGGGATACCTTGGATTCCACAAAAAGCTCCATAATAATCGTAGAATGGACAATCCCTACATTTTTTATGCTTCGAGCATTCCTCTTTTATTGCCTTCATATGACGAATCGCATCCTCTTTCTCCATCGTCATCACCATCCTCTTCTGGAGATCCGCACATAAGATCGCAAAGATCATCCCATGTTAAGTTCTCAAACACTTTGCCCATTGTTTACATCACCTTCTTCGTCAAGTGGGATCTCATATGTGATCCTTGCACCGCACGAATTACAATGGCAAGAGTGAATAATTCCTTCACCTTCAAGTCCGTAGTCCTCAAACGAGAAGTCCGAATCCCACGATACCGCTTTTGCTCCACAGTGAAAACACTCATACATTTACATCGACCACCTTTCAAAGTATACTGTATTGTTACGCCGGTACATGATGTAATCATTACCAGCATCATCTCTCCAGATCTTCCGGCCGTATACGGTATGATGAACTTTACACGTTACGTATCCGGCCTCACATCTTGTGGAAACACCATTGACGATATTATATTCAACGATCTTACCACTCATTCTCTTTCTCATACACGACACCTCATTTATTTCTGATAGGTAGCACAACTCCTACGGTCATTCCGCATTCATAAACAAACACGGGGGATACATCATTAGTAGCATTGAAAGATGCAAACTTGTCAAAGTCATCGACAAACTTAGCATCCAGCCAGATGCTAGTATCACCTTGCTTTACCTCGACCATGGTCCTACCTCGGCAGGAATTGTCTTTCTTCTCAATTCCAGTACGCTCGGCAGGGAGGGAGTGACTGGATTTATCTGCGATCCAGCTCAGGTCTACCTCTTTCATTTTACTACGATCCAAGAAAAATTCACAGTCAGGAATAAAATATACTACGTGTCCTTCAGTGATCCCGACCATGTGGGGGAATATTTCTTTTAGGACGTATACGGATTCTTCATTAAGCATCATCTTCAAAAAATTAGTTTGGATTCTTTTCACATTCATTACTGTTCACTATCCTTTCTTAAAAAATCACACCACTCCGAATAAGAGATTTTTTCTTGAATATATTCGGAATCATATCCGGTAATAAGTTTTCTTGTTTCAAGCACTTCTAAAAGCCGACACATTTTTTCCTCATCCATGATTTTCACCTTCTTTCATCATATCAGCACCGCACCACATACAAAAGTATCCAACTGCACTATACTCACCGCAAACGGTACAAACCCTAGTAACCATCTTCCTACGCACGGGTCCTCCTTTCCACTCTCCGTGTGGTCGGATTTTCTCATAGTTCGAACAGTTCTCTTTCCGATAATTCGGGTGATCTTCAAAGACACATACACGTCTGTGGGAGCAGTTATCGCATGGACTCATTTCTCTTTACTTCCTTTCAAACGTTCGAGGAACGAAACACCATCAATGTCTTTTCCAACTCGTCCGATCATCTCAGGACGGACGATCACGATTGACGCCGCCTTATTCCAACACGCATGACAGTCGGCGTCTGGGTTACAAATAGCAGTACGCCCACCAAGATACGGGCATTCTTCTTTTATCAGCCTTTCGATCTCATTTTTTGTTCCGATAATAATCATCTTACTTCACCTCTCTTGTCATTTCTGGGCAAATCTCCCATGAACCATCACTGGGGATCTCAAACTCTCCACCATCAATATCTTCAGCCACCATCTCAGCTTCTTCCTTGGATTCAGCTTCGATGTCAACGTAGCAGTAGCTTACCATCTTTGCAAATACTCTGTATTTCATATAATCACTTCCTTCCAGATAATTCGATATGCCATTCATTATCGATCAGCTCAACTTTATCAACCATAGCGTGTTCGCTCAGCCACCAGATAGTGACGGGGACATCTTCTTTATCATTAGTGTAATCACTTGTAAACTTGTATGTACAACCATCCTAATAGTGGACGGTGTAGTGGATGAGACGTTCATCATTCGGATCTTTCTTGCACCAGTTTTTGAAACTGATTCTTCTTTTTCTCTTTGTCATTTTCTTATTCCTCCTTCAAATGGTTTACTAATGTTGGTATAGTAAATATTCAAGCCTCTCATTTCGATCTCACAAATGATTCCAGCATCAACCAGTGCCTGAGTATAGCCACGCAATTTGTGGTTAAACTCATTGGCAGTGGGGGCTTGAAGTTCTTTGTATCTCAGAATAAGATTTGCCATTATTTCCAGTCTTGTTCTGCAAACGGCAGGGAGTTTTTCAATAGCTTCTTTTGTCATTGTCATCACCAATCCTTTTCAAGTGTGATACCGGTAAAAGTATCTACGAACTTCGTGAACCCTTCATCGGAGAGCAGGGGTTCATCAACGTTATCATTATCGAATAACTGATCCATGAACATTTCCTGAAGATAGAAGTAATCATAACCAGTCTCACGGACCAGATCACCAAGGTAGCAATCCAGCCAGTCTTTGAATGCTTTCAGCGTGGGGGGTCTTTTAATTAGAGTTGTTGTCATTTTCATTCACCTCATCTTTCGGTTCAAAATCAGTGTTGCAAAATCCCCAGATTACTCCGATGGTTTTGGTACACTCATTCATCTTCTTGCAGTTCTCACAATCTCCACTCATGCATTATCACTCTCCAATCTCTCTTGTGTAATAGCGCACTTGTAAATGTATACATCAGTCACCTTATACTCACATTTGCATTCTCGGCAGAACGTTCCAAACAGATCAATTACTTCTTCATACAATGCTTTCCAGCCTTTGAACTGGCATTCAAAATCGACTGAATCAACTCCATATACCACTTCATCATTTCTGAATGCAACTCGTACGAGTACCCATGAATCATACGGGGGATGTGTTATAAAGTCTCCGTATTCAATTCCTTTGTTCAGAACATAATCTGAGATACTATTCTTCTTCATGTTCTCACCTCTTTCGGTACGCCAGCTCCAGCGGCCAGTCCTTTCCATTTGTATTCGATGTCCTCACACTTCACAGTGTGGATATATGTCCACCACGGGAGTTTCTTTTCTTTACAGAACTCACGGATGATCTCATTCACTTCATTGTTTTCAACTTCGATCGTAACCTCACGGAGATTACCACGCTTCACATCTCTGTATCTGATAACTGCTTTCATTTACTTCACCTCTTTCATGCATTGATGTCATTCCAACTGAAGTCACCGAAGATGTCCTCGACATCGCAAATCACTTCAACGTCAGTCTCTGGGACATCAACGGTAAACTTCTCATCACTTCCAAATTCTTCCAAATATTTATTCGGAATCTCATCGAACATCCGTTTCTTACATACCTCATAATCGGACGGGTTCTTAAAATCAGTTCTTCTTACGATGTCATACATTACTTATCACCACCAATTCACTTTGTATTTAGACTCCACTGGATAGTATCCGTAGAAGCTGGCACTATCGAGGGGGAGTTTCAAATATTCCTTCTTTCCAATTCCTGCAAACGATGCGATGTGCCTGCCGGTAGTGGCTGACCATCCGTTCCATGTTCGGATCAGTTCACCATTAGACTTGCGGATCATCACGATCGTTGAATACGACTGCAACAATTCACTTCCATTAGCCAGTTCAATGACAAGTGCCTTGCCATAGAAACTCTTGTGGGAATCGTGGGGGGTTAGCTTATAAATTCTTTTCACATTCATCGTCATCACTCTCCTTAGATTAGTCCATGATCTTCTGCAAATTCTTTCGCATATTCATACTTGGTCGGATCATATTTCAGATCGTCAAGCTTGAAGTCGTTAAGCAAGTCGGTGAAGAAGTCAAGTTCATCAACTTCGTCACGTTCTGCGATAGCGGTTCTCAGTTCGATCTCAAGCACAGTGCTGAGCTTCTCTACACTGACGTACTTGGGGAGCAGGGGTTCAATGTAATTAAGTATCTTACCAAACTTCTCATCGTCATCCAGTTCATCATACAAATCACTGACCGTAATGAAGCACATTCCTACGATTTCGTGATAATACATCTTATGGGTATTCTCATAAACCAGCATTGTCAGTCACATCCTCTCTATCGGGGTATTTATCATATTGTCCTGCGGTGCTGAAGAAGTCATCGCAGTGGAAGTCGTATACATCGAAGGACTTGATGACAAGCTCATCGGGGATCTCATCAAGTATCCAGTGACGGTTATCCTCGTCAGTCCAGTTATCGATGCATACGCCCACATCCTGAAGATGCTCAAGTGTATCCGCAAATCTGATCTTCTCTCTAAGCTCATCAAACTGGCAGGGGTATAAATTTTTTACGTTCATGTTCTCACCTCAACATTCTACTATTGGCATTCCTTTTCTCTTTGCCGATTCTAATTCGTACGGGGGAATATCATCTTCGATCCATACATCATCATAGCGACTGTAATGTTCTGCTACATCATCATGCGTCTCAGCGTGGGCGATGTTTACGCAGAAGATCGATTCACTATACTTGAATGTAACTTTGAAGTATCGTTTCATACAATCACCTCATTTCATGTAACGATCTGGTAATCTTCCAGTAATACTTTTAGGCTAGACAATCTCCATCTGCATCTATGACGGGGATGCTTGAATGTACCACCGTTGTAGTTGATGACCTCTTCACCGTTGTAGCTAACACGGGGAGACCATCTCATAAACTGTACCACGTGGTAGTGACCGCAGGGGTAGTGTACTACTTCGAGATACTTGTTCTTGTTCTGCTTGTTTCGGTAGATGGTTTTGATTGTCATTGTTCTCACCTCACTCTTCAGTAAACCCACTGTATCTATGCTCCAGTACGGAGTCATCTTCGATTGTATCTGTGTTGTTATTGTACATAATGACGGAGACGTAATCACCTATCTCATAGTCATCACCGTCTTTGATCTTGTATGTATATCCGGTCGCAGTCTTACCTACTACATAATCTTCGTACTTCTCTACGACTAGCAGGGTGGTGGGGTATTCCTCATCGTCATTGATTCTTGTACAGAACAAGATGAGTGCTACGAGTATACATCCCAGTGCGAAGCATAAACCTACGATTTTGATTACATCATTCTTCATTATTATCACCCCTCATTCATTGTCTTAACTGCATCTTTAATTAGCTGGATCATCTTCAGTTCGTTGGTTACATCCAGACCGTTGTCATTACACCAGTTGTCAAAGAACATACTCATAACTGCCATAAACACGTGGGGGTCTTTGATCTTTGAAATCGTCTGGTATGTTTCCAAGAATATTTCATAGCCTCTGTCCCACTTATTCTTCATCGGCATCACGCTCCTTCTCATAATCGCTTTTATCTTCAGATACAATGTCACCGCAGTACAGTCCACCTGAGTTCCATGCACCAACCATACGGCGAAGGAAGCAGGACATTATATCTTTGAATGTTCCGTCATCGATGTAGTCATCGATATAATCAGTTCCAACATCGAGACATCCGTAGGGGATGTCACCATCAGCAACTCCACACATAAGCCATCCTTCAAACACATCCTCATCATTGATTTGACGGGCGATGTATTCCATACAAACTACCATCTTCCTACGTTCCATTTTAATTCTTTCTTTTTCTCTATCCATTACACATCACCTCTCAATACTTGATAATGATTACGCTTCTCTTGAACTCAGGGATACGGGCGTGGTGGCATTCCTGCACTTCCAGCACGTGAGGCTTGATTGCCTCAATCTGTTCATCAGTGAGCAGTCCATCAACTGTCACTCTAAGGCAGGGGAGACCGTCACTACGTCTTGTTACATCGGCAAGGTCTGCCACGGGGATATTGAATCCTACTTTGTTCTTCAAATCAATCAGCTTACTTACATCCATTGTTATCACCCCATTACTTTTTCTTTGAGCTTATTCAGCAGGACAATGATTTCTTGGTTCTCAAGATACGCTTCGAACGTTTCTCTACGGGCGGCGGTCATCTTTTTCCATCCGTGTTTCTCCATGTAGCATTCCTTGAAATCTTCCGTGTAATGGTCAAGGGCTACGTTGACTGCTTTCAGCATCACGGATTGATATTGATAGCACTCCCACGTTCTGTTCAGGTAGTGGCAAGTGGCTTCTGCGAAACTGCAACCATCATAAAATATGGTTGTATCATGGGCGAATCCAGACGTGGTGTCACGGAACTGATTTACAAATACAATCTCATGATTGTCGATTTGAAATTTAGTAATATCGGGGCGGTACTTCATACTTTTTCACCTTCCTTTTTCTTAGCACGGGATTTCTTCTGATACTCTAAGTTCTTTTCTCTTGACTCCCTACAATACTGGGGGTTAGTCTTACGCATTTCTTTGATATGCTCCGCAGATTTCATACGGACGTTCTCGGAATACTCGGATGACTTTTCAACCCATTCGGTAAACTCTTTTACCACGGGTTTAACCGCATTGAATGTTGGATCATCTCTTTTCATTTCCAGCATGGGGGCTAGGAAACGAGAAACAAACTTCAACATCTTTTCTTCTTCAGCATTCAAATAAGCCACACAATCACCTCATCTCAATGTAATATCTACGATTTCTTTAAGCACCCAATACTTATTCTCAGCGAATAACTTTTTCCACTGGGACTGGGCGAACTCTACAACTTCAGACCATGCGGACAGTCCAGCATTGGCGGTAAAAAACTGAACCGCATAATGCTTATCACCATGGGGGATTTCAAAACGGATTTCAAAGTACATACCCATATTATCACCTCATCCTTCCAATGACAGAATCAAGTCCACGGGGTCTTTTATATCACGGGACTCTAAGTCATCCATCAATTCCCTGAATTGGGCAGGGTCATTCTCACGCATGGTACACAGATTGAACCATAGACGGGAGTATGCACCGCAGGAGTTGCTCAGGTTGTACAATGTGTTCAGGATTTCGTTCATTTTCATAGCATTCACCTCACAATAAAGTTTCGATATATTTCATGCAGTCACGCAGGGCATCGAAGTAGTGACCCTGAGACCATGATATTTCGTCACCATCTATACACGGATACCACACGGCGGCGAATTTCTGCACACCATGCGGACGGTATACTACGGCATAGTTTATGGACGGGTATTCCTCTAAGAGCATCGTATCATCGGGGGATAATTTCAGCATAGTTCTCACCTCACAAAAACTGGCAGTCCACGGTTTCCGTGGTCACGCCGATGGATTCCTGATTCAACACTTCTTTCAATGCCCGAATAAGTCCCACGGGCAGGGATGTTTCGTCCGTCATAATTTCGATGATGAACGTGTTTTCCTCAGACACGCTCAAGTCCTCATACTGCCACACTCCACGGGCAGTACGAAAGTTGAACCCACGGATACCATATGAGAACAACTCGTCATATACCATATCCTTGGCACGGGGCGTAGATATTTCTTGAACTTTTGTGATACGGTCATTCAGACCGATGTACAATGTGAATTTCTTCATGATAATCACCTCTCAATACGTGAAATCTGTATAAACTAACTTGCTTCCTGAAATGAATTGTTCATCGCAGAAATCGCTGGCACGGGTGCATGAGAATTTTTTCGATGAACGGTCATACTCCCCACGAATCCATACTTGAGAATCGGACGGGGAGTCAATGGATTTCTTCGTGAAAAAATCGCCCTTTTTGAGCGATTTCAATGGGACGGGGTTATTCATAAAAATTCGCATCCTTTCGTGGTTTTTTTCAGATAGTTACAATACGCAATTATTGCGTAGTAATAATCATGATGTTCGGTTTTCCAGTTCGGATTGTTAGAATCAACGAAATTACACGCATAGCAGTTAGCAATTTCGTTGATTTGATAATCAAAGCTATCGATTCCATTAAAGAGTGGACAATCCTGATAATTCTCGGAAATAGCAACCGAGAATATATCACGGATTTTCTCTTTTTGCGTTTTACTTAACCTCATAAAATTTCACCTCTCATTCTTATAATTTTCGGGTTGTGTTTTCCCCCCGTATAGCAGGATACATTACACACTATACACTGCTATACGTTCGGGAAAATACATTCCTTGCCTAACCTACACGCCGCTATCCGAATTATGTACCGTTTTACGATAAGTACCTCTATCTACGGTCACGCCCATCATGGGCTTCCTTACGTGCATGGAATTCCACCACATAAGCTAGGACTTTTTGACGGAACAACCCTTAGCCAATTTCCTATACTACTCAACTTTACGCAGACCTACCCCATGGTATATGTACCTACTCTCCCCCCGTTTGCCCCGATAGAATCGGTCGCAAGGTTACGTCACCTCTACCCTATTATCACGGCATCCCGTGACCTAGTGGTAACTTAGACACTTCGCATACAAGTCCATGAAAAGCTTTTCGTACGTTTCTACTAGCCCTATATAGTGCCATTCGCTAGGTTGTCACCATTTCGGCAAACGTTGCGCTATATAAGGAATAGACCTATCAACACTAAAGCCCGTCTATTCAATTGTGGTATCTACTAGTTCGTCTGGGTGGTGGTCACTTCCTTTCGTTTTTCTTGATACCAGTTTACCACGGATTTTTTCGGTTTATAGGGTAATGTGAACCCAATTAGACCATGTTATTTCCGTTGTGGCCGCAAATTAAAAAAGTCTATTTCGCTAAAAATACCACTTTACAAATTTTTATTTTATGCTTATTTGATGTTTTTTGAGTAGCGGTTAGTTATTGCTAACCGTTCTCAAACGTTGATTTTTCGGCGTTTTTTCTCAATAGTTAGCAACCTAACAATCGATAGCAAGAATTTTTTTGCCGTTTTTTGGTGAAAACAGAACAAAAACAACCCTGAAATGCCTGAAATTACTATGTTTTTGTGTCGAAAATAAAATGAACGATTATTCATTTTATAAAAATGCCTATATTTCAACGTTTTTTGGCTTTTTACTCAGAAAAAAAACGAACAAACTACATTTTTTTCAAAAAATAAACGTTCATTGAAAAAAATCGAATTTTTTACTCTAAACCCGAAAAGCACTGAAAACACTACGTTTTTCGGTTAGTATACGCTAACACTCACCTATTCGCCTATGTGTTGAATAGGTGAATTTTTTTGTTTTGATTATCAAATCACCTAGCAATTTATAGGTTAAATACTGTCATTCGATCGTTCACCTGATAATTCTATAAATTGTTATAAATGAATATTATATTTAATACCTATTATATACATATTGTATTGTTTTGATAATCAAATTACCTAGTAAATTGATAGCTTATTCAGTTAGTCACTGGTAACTACATAGTTACCTATCGCTAACTGTATAGTTAGTCACTGCTAACCGAGTAGTTAGCCGATGCTAACCTAGGTAGTTAGCCCGTGCTAACTCAGCAGGGCGGGGCATCGAACAATCGTTC